ATTTATTAATTTTGAATCTGTACTATCTGCTGTTACTCTTTCAACTCTAATTGCAACAGGAAAAGAAGTTGTTGACTTTAGTTTTACAAGATAATCTCTAAAATATGCGTTTGTTGATCTTCCATTTACTGTGTCATTTATAACTGTTGTAGTTGTGCCATCATTTTCAATAGTTTTTATTAATAAATTTACTTCTACTCCATTAATATCACCATTATCTTCAAACTTTTGCATACTTGGAAATCTTAAAGTAACTCTTACAGCGTTAATATTTGATTGCGTAACAGTATGAGTAACAGGATTTGAAGTAGTTACAGTTGTACCAATAACAGATTCAGTTTCAATATTTGAAATTCCATCAATAAAAGTTTGATTTGCAGTTCCTAATCTGAAATCAAAACCTACATCTTTAAAATTAAAATCACTGTCTTGTGGGGCTGTGTTGCTTGCAGCTTCCTGTAAAACTTGAGTACCATTTAAAAAAATATCTTTTTTAAAAGCGTTAAAGTATGCAGTTGAAGTTTTATCTGTAATCCCAGCCTTTGATGCTGTTGCTGATCCCTCCTGTTCTCCTTCTCCCAATAGCTCAACGATTGTATTAAATTGCTTTGAAGATAATGCACCACTAGGAAGATCAGGATTGTTAAATACTGTATTTTGGTCAAACTCTCTAATAGCCATTAGTTGTTACCCTCTACCTGTACAGTATCAACACCATTTGAAACGACAATAGAACCAACCAAAATTTCTCCATATACTAAATTAACTGGAACACCTGCATTACTAATATTTGTCAGCCCTGTAAAAGAATAGTTAGAGGCCAAAGCTGCTGGATCTAAACTATCTTGTCCTGTTGGTGCAAGGTTATTTTGCTGTGGAGTAAGCATTGATGTCACACCATCAATCAGCATACTTGTTCCTATAGAAGTTAAAGCACCAGCTAATAATTTTGCACCTATAAAACCAGCACCCTTTACAGCACCAGCACCAAACAAAGCACCAGCACCAAGTAAAAGTGAAAAGAAATTACCATGAACGACAGGAATAATTCTTATATCTTCTTGAGTTTTAAAATTTAATAAATCCTCTGTTATCTTTCTTGCTCCAACTTGTATTGTATAAAACTGCTCTGCCATATGATCTTCAATACCTTTGAAATTACACGCTAAAAAGCTTATTGCTTCTCTAGGTGTATTTAGATCAACTTCAAATTCAGCTTGACCTAAAAATTTTCTTAAAGTGCCGTAAACTTTTATTTTTTTAAGCATCTATTTCATCAGGTCTGATTACTGCTATTTTATCTGATTTTGGTGAAACAAGATAAAAAGTTAAATCTATTGATTTACAGCTATATTTATCAGATTCAGAAAACTCTAAAATATCTTGTGGGTGACTATGAACAATACCAACAATTTCATCTACCACATCTTCAACTTCTGCATAATCTAAAGGGTCAATTACAAATGACTCAACTTTATATTCATTAGATATGTTTTTACATGGGTAATATTTTTCTTTTTTATTTTTAATTCCAACAATTCCGCATGACTCTTCTGGTTCACATTGCTGTGCGTGTTTTATTGCGTCTTGTTTCCATAAATAATTCATTATGTATTTATAAATGTACCAACCCCAGCAAACTCATTTCTTGTTACTTGTCTTTTTGGTATTTTTTTATTTGCTTGATCTAAAGCCCCTACAAGTTCAAACTGTACAACTTCTCTAGATTCGTTTGTTTTTCTATCAATAAAAAATATCTCTTGCGGTAATTCATTTGATGATGGAGTACCAAAGGGATTGCTACTACTAGGAAAGTTAGCAGCGTCAAGTTCACTTGCAAGCGTTGTAATTCTTGTTATTTTTGCATCTGCTAAATCATTATGAGGTGTTGTCAAATTAACAATTATCATTAAATCAGTAACAGTAATAACTGACCCACTTCTGGTTATACCTCCTAAATTCGCAACAGTTAAAGTTGGTCTTGGAACTTGACCTCTCCCAGTAAACTCAGCACCTTCAAAAGAAATAGGAAATCTTTGATAAGAATTTCCTTGCCATACTATTTCTGCGTTTGAGTTCATACTAGAGCCAGCATGAAATCTAAATAAAGTAGGAACACTAGATGGGTTTCCTGTGGCATAATGCAAACCCTCTACAAGTTCCATAACAAACAGTTCTATTCTTGAACTTGGATTAAGTTTTTGAAGTTCAGAAACTGGTATTGCCATTATGGTTCTGCTACCTCTTCAAAGGTTAAATTCATAACGACTCTATTATTTAAAATTGATGTTCTTGATCTTCTTGTACAAACAAATTTTAAGGCTGAAGAATGATGTGGTGGTGTAAAATCAAAGTTTGCCTGATCGTCAAATCTTGCATCTAAAAAAGTATCTATTGTTGTTGCGTCTGTTGTGGAGACATTGAAAGTAAGAGTTAAATTTATTAATCTTTTATTAGCTGGCAACCCAGAAACAAAACGCTGTTGATAGCCGTCACCTAGTTTTACAACTATATTTTCTTGATTTACAGTTTCTTGTGTCGAATATTGTGGAGTGATGCTTGGAAAAGTAGCCATTATGCAAGTAAACCTCCAGCACGTTTCTGTTTTATTAATTCAGATTGTATAGCAATAGCGATTTGATTTCCTAATTGGTTTGCATCTGCATTATTACCAGACACGTTACTTGAATTTGCATCAACATTAACAGTCACTACATTTGTTGTACCACCGCCACCTTTTCCTAGTTGACTGTTTGGAATTATATTGCCACCCTTTGAACCCATCTGCAAAATCTCAGGCCCTCGCTCCCCTACAAGGAATGCACCACCAGCAGATACTGGGCCGCCTCTTTCTTTAAACGGATTTGCAACACCACCTAAAAAACTAGAGGCTTTATTACCAACAAGACCACCACCACCACCACCAAATATACCCCCCAGTGCTTTACCAAAGAAGTTACCAATACCAGAAACCGCACGTTGCATTGCAACCTCAACTAACTGTCTTTTTAAATTATTTAATACACCAGTTGCAGCTTCAGCTAATGTTTTTGTTCCCATCACCGCATCAGTAAGACCTGACACAATACCATCTTCAATACCTTGACCTATCTCCATAAATTTTTCTTTTAACTGGTCAGCATCATTTTTAACATTTTCTAAACTATCTGAAAACTTTGCAGTTCCAGTAAACAAAGAATCAATTACTGGTTTTGTTTGAGATAAAGCATCTTTTGTGTCATAAACAATTTGATTATTTTCTGTTCTTATTTTTGTTATATTTTTGTTTGATTGTTCAATATCTTTTTGTACACCACTAAATTTGATAAGACCGTCTTTTAGCTTATTTAAATTTTTACTGGCTCCTTTAAACAAATCTGCCCCAAAATTTTCTATACCACTAATATCAAAATCTAATTTTATGTTTGTAAGACCACCAAATAATCTTTTAAGAATAGGATTGCTATTTATAGCATCAACAATTCTTTGCACAACTTTTTTAAAAGTGTCTATTATTCCAATAAAAATGTTTTTTGTACCATCAGCAATACCTTTTAAAAATCCAAAAATTTTTTTATATATATTTGCATAAACACCACCTATAACTTTTCCAGCAAATATAACTTGGTCTGAAACCTCTGTAACTCTTTCTTTTATACCTATCCAACCCTGTTCAAGATTAAATAAAGTTTTTGTTGCATCTATTCCTATTACCTTACCAATTTGTTTTCCTATCTCTCCAACAGCCGCAAATATAGCTCTAACAGGGGCTAATACTAATTTAAAAGCTGCCGCCAAAGCTTCAACTGTAACAGCAGCAATTTTAAGTGATTCTCTTATAACTATCCCAATCTCTGAGCCATCAGTAGTCAAGTTTGTAAATGCAGTCCCTAATCTGGTCAGTTGCCCTTGAATTGTATTTGAAGATGTTACTGAGGCTTCAGCAGCTTTACCCTGTGCGTTTGCTTGATTCTCTAAATTTTTATTAAAACTTACAAGTTGGTCATTAACTAAAGGTAATAAAGCTGTTCTTGCTTCAACAGATCCAAAGAATTGAGCAAGGGTTTCTTCACTAGCTCCACCTTTTTCAACTAACTCTTCTAATACTCCTCCTAATCCTTTTGTGCTTAAAGCCGTAGCACTAAAATCAATTCCTAATTTTTCAGCCGCTTTAGCTGCCTCACTGGTCGGCTTTTGTATCGCAGCAATAACTTGTCGTAATCCAGCAAAGGTAGATTCAACAGGAACACCAGTTGCAGTGACAGT